GAAATATATTAGAAATATAATTATGGCAACAATAGAATTAAACAACAATCAATTAATATTGATTCAAAGAGCATTAGATTTCTACTCAAGAGTGGGGATAGGTCAATTTGAAGTTATTAAAGAACACCCAACATTTGAAAGACATTTATCTAATGAATTAAAATTAATGAACGGAGAAACAGATTACAATAGGTTTCATCAAGTTAGAGATTCAGTAGATGCAATGTTAGTACAACCCAGAAATATGTTATTTCATGAACCAAACCACCCAAAAAATGGTAGTTGGGGTTTACATAATAAAAAAGTAGATGAATCTTGTAGAGAAGCTTATGATATCATTCAAGTCATTAGACATGAATTTTGGAAAGCAAATGAAACAAGAAGCAATATAACAGTTGACTCAAATGTTAATTTAGTAACAAAAGATACAGGCAATATAAAAGTAAAGTTATGAGTAAGATAGAGCAGAAAAAAATATATTTAACTTTAGATGAATTATTAAAAGGAATACTTGAGCCGACTGAAAACACAAAATGGAAGTTGGTAAGAGAACGTGATAATTTAACTAAGCATTCTGATGATATCATTTGGATGGAGTGGAATAAAGATAGAACGTTTAAAGCAAAACATGAATATATTGGTGTTGGGTATAGTTTACTTATGTCACCATTTAATGATTCATTTACATGGCAAACTACTGAAGTAACTGAAATTACGGAAAAGGGAGATTTCCATGTAAAGTTCAAAACAAAAAATAGTAACTATTCATTATATAAATTATGAAAATAGATGTAGAAAAGATTAACAGATTAGAAATTATTAACCATGCTAAAAATGATAAAGCTGTGGGGCGTTTATTAACCTTATACAAGGAACTGAAACACTTCAACAATTTAGAATTCTCAATACAAGATGATGGTGAAACCTTAAAAATATTCTTAGATTGATTTTACCCTAATAAATATATAAAAAATCAATTTTACCTTATAAAAACTAATTTTACCCTTAAAAACTAAAAAGAAATGAGAACATATCAAAAAGAATTAGAATTTATAGCAACTGATATTTTAATACAAAATGCAGAAGCAAAAGGAAATGAAAATAAACCAAACTATGATAATAGGGATTTAATGAATACTTTAATTATATTCCAAACAGCATTGATGGATAAAATGTATGATAATCAAAACCGTGATGATATGGATTTAGAAAACCGTAACAATATGGCCATAAAATGTGGTACAGATTTACGTAAATTAATTCATACATATACAGGGTTAGATACGCATAAAGCTGAAGAGTTTATTTAATAACTAAAAAATAAATTATGAATACAGTATATTTTCAACCTTCAAATATTAATAAAAAATATTGTGAAATAGGTATGATTTCTGAAACTGACCCTAAATATATTTGGTATTTAGATGAACCCTGCAAAATATTAATTAGTGAGGTAAAAATAATATCTAAAGAACAAATTATTTACAACAAGAAGGAAAGATTATTTATTGTTAAACAAGAAATAAATAAATTATGAAAGCAATATTAAAATTTGATTTAGAAGATCATGAAGATAGAATATCATATATGAAATGTGTTAAAGCATCAGATATGGCAAATTTTATTTGGGAACTTAAACATAACTTTTGGAGAAAATGGAAACATGATGAAACTGATTTTACTTTAGATAATTATAAAGAAGAATTATATGAGTTAATGAATGAACATAATATTAATATGGATGAGTTAATAGATTAAATTATGACACAAAATAAAATAGATTTATCACTAAGTAAATTAAACCTAGTTCTAGAAGATTTTCAAATGCTAAGAGATGGTACATGGGTACCAGATGAAGGAAGCATTAATGACAGTATAGAAAATATACAGGGCGTAATATATATTATAGAAAATGAGTAAAACAGCAAATGCTTGGGTAGGACAATATGCTGCCTTTAACGAGGCATTAAAATATATGCTTGCAAGGTCTAAAGGTGAAGAGAAATCTATATATACACCTTGGCCTAAGTTTAATGATGCTGCTACTGATGGATTAGAATGGAATACTTTAACTGTTATCGGTGGAAGACCTGGTTCAGGTAAGACTTTAATTAAAGATCAAATCATTAGAGAGTCATTTGCACTCAACCCTAATGATGATTTTAGAGTATTAGAGTTTCAATTTGAGATGGTAGGGAGAACCTCAGCCATTAGAGAATTTAGTTCATTGACTGGTAAAACATATAAAGAATTATGTAGTGCCGGATCAGTATTAACCAATGAAACATTAAACACATGTCATCAGTATGCTAAACAAAGGGTTAAAAATCCTGTAGATATAATTAGTACACCTTTAACTGTAAATCAAATGCGTGAACAAGTTGATGCATATATGACATTACATAAAGGTGCAAAGACTATGATTACTTTAGATCATACCATGTTAGTAAAGAGAGCACCCTATCAAAACAATACATTAGATATGATGTTTGAATTAGGGGAATTCTTTACCCAATGTAAAAGAGATTATCCATGTTTATTTCTTGCACTGTCACAACTTAATAGAAATATTGATAATCCTGACAGAGCAGTTGATGGTAAGTATGGTAACTATATACTTGAATCAGATATATTTGGCTCAGATGCAATGTTACAGCATGCAGATATGCTAATAGGTATTAACAGGCCAGCTAAACAAAAGATTAGATTTTATGGTCCTGATAGATATATCATTGAAGATGATAGAACTCTTGTGTTACACTTTCTTAAAGCAAGAAACGGTGATGCTAGAATGAGTTTCTTTAAAGCTAAATTTGAACAAATGAAAATTGAGGAAATGGCAACTCCTGGACAACAACCAAGAAGATAAATAAATAATAATAAAACTATGGGTTTAACACCGGCACAACGTAAAACAAAAGTTGCAAAACTTAGAGAACAGCATGAAGATCACTTTCAAACTGAAGGTAAAATAAATGCATTATATATTCCTAAGATGGCTTACAGGCCATCTGGTAAGGATGAACTACACATCAGTTTCTTTCCAAGTGAATTGGAAAATGAAGAAGATATATATACAGAATTTGTAAGTATAGAGTATGATACTGAAGATCCTAAAAGAACTTTATATCTACATGCCTATAACCCACATTGGAAATCTGAATATGAATTAATAACATCTAATTCTGGTTTTGTGAGACACATGATTCCTGCTAGTGAATTAAAAGTTGTTAGTGATAGTTCTAAGAAAATAGTTTCAAAATTTAGTACTGCTGCACTTGGAGAAGATAAAACTAAGGATATTAAAACTATCTTTGATTTACCTGACCCAGAAGCAACAGCATCATCAGCATTAGTAGATAAGCTTGAAGACATTAACCAAACATTAATAATATTAACCAAAGTAATAAATAAATTAATCAAGTAAACATGGCACAAAGCGTATTAGTAATTGCTGACTCAGGTACCGGAAAGTCTACCTCAATCAGAACATTAAACCCAGATGAGACTTTCATAGTAAATATAGCCAACAAACCTTTACCATTTAAAGGTTGGAAAGGACAGTACAAGCCTATTAGTAAAGGTAATCCTAAAGGAAATATAACATCTGCCTCTTCAGCAGCAGGTATTATTAAGGCAATTAAACATGTTGATGAAAAAATGCCACACATTACAACCCTTGTTGTTGATGATTGGCAGTATATGAGTTCTTTTGAATATTTTGATAGAGCAAATGAAAAAGGTTATGATAAATTCACTCAAATTGCAGCCAATCTTGCCCAGGTGGCAAAGTTGCCTAAAGATTTAAGAGATGATCTTATAATTATTTTCTTAACTCACTCAGAAGATTCAACTGATATTAATGGAAATAGAAAAATCAAAGCTAAAACTATAGGTAAAATGATAGATAATACATTAACTTTGGAAGGTCTATTCTCAATAGTTCTATTTGGAAAAGTAAATAAAAATGATGATGGTGAACTTACATATGGTTTTGAAACACAAAACTCAGGAGAGAACACATGTAAATCACCAATGGGTATGTTTGAGGATAAGTTTATCCCCAATGATCTCCAGTATGTAAAGAATTGCATACAAAAATATGAAGAATAATTAATAAATCAATAAAAACAAAAATATGTTCAATACTAAAGAAATGTCTGCCGGTTCAGGTAGTGTAAAGCCTGTCGTTGGAACAGGAAATCAAGTAATCAAAATTAATTCTATAACATTTGATGTTACTCCGTATGATACAGATGCATTCAATATTATGCTACATGTAGAATCAGAACCTGTAGTTGGTGAATTTAATGGTTTCTTAAAAGATATGAATAACCAAAATGGTCCTCGTTATGAAGGTCAAGTTGGTAGAGTGAGATTCTCTCCATATCCTTATAAAGATGCAATTTTACCATCAGGTAGAGAAATTAGTAGAGATACTGAGGTTATGAAAGCCATGGTATTCTTAAGTGAAACTCTTGATAAAAGAGCAGGTTTGGATGCTATCCAGGCTAATACTATTGAAGACTTTATGTCTAAGTGTAATACATTATTTTCTAATAGTTCTTATATCAATGCGTGTTTAGGTGCACGTGAGTGGGAAAATAAAGAAGGTTATGTAAATAATGATCTATTCTTACCTAGAATGAGTAAGGATGGAATTCCATTAGAAGCAATTGATAAAGAACCATCAAGATTAGTTCAATTTGATTCTAATAATGTTAACCATTTGAGAAAGTTAGTTAAGACTGACTCAGCAACACCTTCAAATTTTGAGCCTGCAGTTTCTGTAGGAGATGACTTTGATCTTTAATATCAACTAAAAGAATGGGGTGAGTTTAGTGCTTACCCCATATCTTTTTAATATTTTAGCATCATGTTTAACACTAAAAACTTAGTAATAGAGGGGTCAGATGTCCCTAGCACATGGGTATTTCAATATTATTTAGATCTTCATGAACCGCTGACAGGTCAAGATGTAAAGATTAAATCTATTTTTAAACCTGATGAGAGAACACCAAGCTTTTGCATATATGTAGATAAAAAAATAATGCAATATAAGTTTAAAGACTTCTCAACCGGGCAAAGTGGAAATAAGATTGATTTGCTTAAAAGCTTATTCAATATAGAATATGCTGAGGCAATGAGGAAAGTAGTAGCAGATTACAATGTGTATATAAATACAGATGAATTTATTGAACATAAATTTAAACCACAAATAAAGTGGAAAATAGATTTTATTAAAACTCAGGGTTGGTCAATTGAAGATCAAAAATATTGGATGTCTTTTAGAATTGGTGAAACAATGCTAAATAAATATAATGTTAAACCCATTGAGTATTATAATCTAGTAAAAGAGGATGCTGGAGAAATTAAATCTTTACAAATTGGTAGCAAGTGGTGTTATGGATACTTTAATAAAGATGGAGAAGCTTATAAGTTATATCAACCTTATAGTAAGACCCATAAGTTTTATAAAGTTAAACCACATATCCAGGGATTTGATCAATTAGAATTTAAGCAACCTTATTTAGTTATATGTTCATCTTTAAAAGATGCAATGTGTCTTAAAGGAATGGGTTATAATATAGAAGTTATAGCACCTGATAGTGAGAACACAATGATTAAAGCTCATATAATTGAG